ACGTGCCTCAGGCTCGGATCCAAAATAGTTGGAAAATGTATGATGGGATCTACCTCTAATGCATTAGATAAAGGAGGAGATAATTTTAAAAAACTATATTATAATTCAGATGTCACAAATAGAAATCGCAATGGCCAGACTACAAGTGGATTATATGCTTTGTTCATACCTATGGAGTGGGGATTCGAAGGATTTATCGATAAGTATGGGTTCCCTGTATTCAATACACCACCAGAAGCGGTTGAGGGAATTGATGGTGAATACATCTCTACGGGAGTCATTAACCACTGGGAAAATGAAGTTGAAGGTTTAAAAAGAGATTCAGATGCTTTAAATGAATATTATAGACAGTTTCCAAGGTCAGAGAAGCATGCATTTAGAGATGAAACTTTTAATTCTTTATTTAATCTAACTAAGATTTACGAACAAATTGATTTTAATGAAGAAATGACTAAAAAAGGTCATATAGTTAAAGGAAATTTTGGATGGAGAAATGGAATAAAAGATAGTAAAGTAATTTGGCAACCAAATCTTAAAGGAAGATTTTTACTTTCTTGGATACCGCCAGATAATTTACAAAACAATATAATAAATAAAAATGGTATAAACTATCCTGGCAATGATGGGCTAGGAGCTTTTGGATGTGATCCTTATGATATTTCTGGAACAGTTGGGGGTGGAGGCTCAAAAGGCGCTTTACATGGATTAACAACTTTTTCAATGGATCCTACCGTGCCTAGTACTAAATTCTTTTTAGAATATATATCTAGGCCTCAAACCGCAGAAATATTTTTTGAAGATGTTTTAATGGCTTGCGTATTTTATGGTATGCCATTATTAGCAGAAAATAACAAACCACGTTTATTATATCATTTTAAAAGAAGAGGTTATAGAGGATTCTCAATGAATCGCCCTGACAGATTAAGATCAAAATTGTCAAAAACCGAATTAGAATTAGGGGGTATACCAAATACCTCAGAAGATATAAAACAAGCTCATGCAGCAGCAATAGAGTCTTACATAGAGGAATATGTAGGTAAAATAAGAGAAAATCATGGAAACATGTTTTTTCAAAGAACACTAGAAGATTGGGCTAGATTTGATATAAATCGCAGAACAGCTCATGATGCATCCATCAGTAGCGGTCTAGCTTTAATGGCATGCAGAAAACATATGTATAGACCAAATATAGAAAGAACAGTAAAAAAACTTGATTTTATGTTTTCACAATATAATAATGAAGGATCAAGAAGTCAGTTAATAAAATAAATATGGCGACACAAACAACAGGACAATATAGTCAATTTCCAAGCCAAGCGGTTTCAGATGCTGAAAAGCAGTCTTTAGATTACGGGTTTAGAGTAGCTAAAGCTATTGAGCAAGATTGGTTTAATAGAGATGGTAATATTGGAAGATTTTATCAATCTGCTAATGAATATCATAACCTTAGATTATACGCGAGGGGAGAACAGGCTATTGGAAAATATAAAGATGAATTTTCAGTTAATGGAGATTTATCATATTTAAATTTAGACTGGAAACCAGTTCCAATTATCCCTAAGTTTGTGGATATTGTTGTTAACGGTATGCAAGATAGATTATTTTCTATTAAAGCGGTTGGCCAAGATCCTATTGCTACAGGCAGAAAAACTAAATTTGTTCAGGATATAGAAAAAGACATGGCTGCTGAGCAACTATTAAATACAATGGAAGCAGAATTAGGAGCAGCACCTAGGGCTATACCTAAAGAAGATTTACCTTTAAATTCGGAGGAATTTCAATTATACATGAATTTAAATTATAAACAAGGTATAGAAATTGCAGAAGAAGAAGGTATAAATAATGTAATGCTTTCTAATAAATATGAGGAAATAAAAAGACGTATAGATTACGATTTAGCTGTTATTGGAATAGGTGCTGGAAAATGTACTTTTAATAATACCGACGGTATAAAACTTGATTATGTAGATCCCGCTAATCTTATATGGTCGTATACTGAAGATCCTAATTTTAATGATTGCTATTATTTTGGAGAAGTTAAAAGAGTTAAACTTAATGAACTTAAAAAAGAATTTCCAGGAGTTACTAATGAAGAGTTTCAAGAATTAGCTAAACAAAGTTATGATTGGACATCTTATAATGATTATACTAATGCTTCATGGAATAATGACAACAATATAGTTTCTGTATTATATTTTAATTGGAAAACTTGGGAAAATAATGTTTATAAAATAAAAGAAACATCTACAGGCGCTAGTAAAGCTATTAAAAAAGATGATTCTTTTGATCCACCTAAAGATAAAAGAAATAGATTTGAAAAAGTAGCAGAGGCTGTAGAAACAGTTTATGAGGGAGTACTAATATTAGGTACAAACACAATGCTTCAATGGGAAAAAGCCTCTAATATAGTAAGACCAAATTCTAATACTAATTTAGTGTTAATGAATTATGTAGTAAGCGCACCAAGAATATATAGAGGTGCTATTAATTCATTAGTGGCTAAAATGATGCCTTATGCGGATTTAATCCAATTAACACATTTAAAAATGCAGCAAGCTATACAAAAAATGACGCCATCTGGTGTATATTTAGATGCTGATGGACTAGCTGAAATTGATTTAGGTAATGGTACAAATTATAACCCTCAAGAAGCTCTTAATATGTATTTTCAAACAGGGTCTATTATTGGTAGATCATTAACTACAGAGGGTGATCAAAATTTAGGTAAAATACCTATTACAGAATTGCCTGGTGGGGGCGGAAATCAAATTCAAATTTTAGTAACTGCTTATAACCAGTATATACAAATGATTAGAGATATAACTGGTCTAAATGAAGCTAGAGATGGTTCTGATCCAGATCCTAATTCATTAGTAGGTGTTCAAAAATTAGCAGCGGCAAATAGCAATGTAGCTACAAGACATATACTAGATAGTAGTATGAATATTACAAAACGGTTGGCTCAATGCATAGGCTTAAGATTTAAAGATGCTTTAGAATATCATCCAACAAAAGAAGCATTTATTGGTGCATTAGGCCCATTTTCGGTAGGATCATTAGAGGAAATGAAAGATTTACATCTTCATGACTTTGGTATATTTTTAGAATTAGCTCCTGACCAAGAAGAAAAAACACTTCTTGAAGCTAATATACAAATGGCTTTATCAAAAGAAAATATATTTTTAGAAGATGCTATTGATGTAAGAGAAATAAAAAATATACAATTAGCAAACCAATTGCTAAAATTTAGAAGAATTAAAAAACAACAAGCTGATCAACAGCAAGCCCAAGCTGCAAGTGCTGCTCAGGCAGAGGCTCAGGGACAGGCGCAGATTCAAGTTGAAAATGCTAAAGCTCAAGCGGAACAAGTTAAAACAGAATCTAAAATTCAATATAGAAAAGCTGATATAGAATTTGAAATTAAAAAGCTGGAAGTTGAAGCTAGATCTAAAAGAGAATTAATGCAATTTGAATATGATTTAAATGTTCAATTAAAACAATTAGAATTACAAGCCCAAAAAGAGTTAGTAGATAAACAATCTGAAACTCAGAAAGAGGTTGCAAATGTAAAGGCTTCAGTAAGTAGTATTGCTGGCCCACCAGATACTGCTAAACCAAAAAAATCTTTTGAATCAAAAGGTAATGATGTTTTAGGGGGTATTGATCTATCAAGGTTTGAACCTAGATAAAAACAATTAATTATTATATTATATTATGGAAGAACAAGAAACACAAGTTAAAGAAGTCCCAGAAGTTAACGAAACTACTCAATCTAAAGAAGCAATTGTATTAGATAGTGCTGTAAAAAGTGGCGAAGTAGATAAAGACTTTGGATTACAAGATGACGGGGTTTATAAAATAAATTTAGATAAACCGCCTAAAGAGGTTAAAAAAGAACCTAAAGTTAAAGCAGAGCCTAAAGCTCAAAAAGAAACAAAAAATAAACAAGATGCCATTCAGGAGCAAGAAACAAAGGAAATTCCTGTGGATGAATTATCCGGAGATAGCCCAAAGGTGGACCAAAGCTTACGGGAGCAAGATAATAAAGAACAAGAAAAAACCGTTGAAAAAACGGAAAAAGTATTAGATAAACCAATTGAATCTAATACCGAAACTAGTATTCCGGATTCACCACTTGAATTAATAACAGAAGAGAATACTAAACAAGATGTAAAAGAAGAGAAAACTAAAAAAGAATCTCCTACTTTACAAAAAGAAGAAATTAAGGAAGACCCTAAAAATCTTCCAGAGAATGTTGATAAACTAGTTAAATTTTTAGAAGATACAGGCGGTACTATTGAAGATTATGTGAATCTTAATCGTGATGTATCTAAAATGGATAATATTAGCTTATTAAGAGAATACTACTCAAAAACAAAACCTCATCTAGACGCGCAAGATATTGATTTTTTATTTAATAAAAATTTTGCATATGATGGGGAAGCGGATGATCCGCAAGAAATAAAAGCTAAGCAATTAGCTTTTAAAGAGGAACTATTTAACGCTCAAAATTACTTTAATTCTAATAAGGAAAAGTATTATGCAGATCTTAAGTTAAGAAAGCAAAGTACTTTAACCCCTGAACAAACGGAAGCAATAGAGTTTTATAATGGTTACAAAGAGCAACGAAAAGGGAGCGACGAAAGATTAGATTATTTTAAAAAAGAAACGGATAAAGTTTTTAATGATAATTTCAAAGGTTTTGATTTTAAGGTCGGAGAAAATAAATACCGTTATAAAGTTGATAATCCTCAAAAAGTAAAAGAATTTCAATATTCTCTTGCTAATTGGGTAAATACGCATTTAAATGATAAAGGGACAGTAAAAGATCCTGCTTTTTATCATAAGTCTTTATTTGCTGCACAAAACGCAGACAAACTAGCTAGCCACTTTTATGAGCAAGGCCGTGCCGATGCTATTAGGGAAAGTGCTAAACAAGCTAAAAATATAAAGATGGATCCTAGATCAGATAATGCTACTATACCACAAACTAATACTTCTGGTATACGCGCTATTTCATCTAATGATGATAACCCTAATAAGTTGCGAATTAAATGGAAATAATAACAACTTAAAATCAAAACAACATGGCTTTTACAGCTGGGGTTCCGGCCCCTTTACAACCAACCCAAACTAAAAATATGTATGCTGGGAATTATATAAATTTCACAGATACAAATTTTGCACAATGGGGACAACAATTTTTACCTGATGTATACGAAAAAGAAGTAGAACGATATGGAAATAGAACTATCGGTGCTTTCCTTCGTATGGTATCAGCAGAAATGCCTTCTGCGTCTGACCAAATAATTTGGACTGAACAAGGAAGATTACATACTAGATATACACAA